CTTTTGTTTCCTAAAAAAGAAAACATGATTTGTGACTACGCAATTCTTACAACGGCAAGTAAGGACAAAAATAACTTGGTGTATTTGCAGGGATGGATTGACCACGACACATGGCACAGTACATGTGTGGAATTGGAATTTATAGAAGGTGTCAGGTCGTATGGAGTACATGCGAGGAACTTGAAACCAATGAACGAACTGGATGAGATAATAACAAAATGCAACAAAACAAAATAACCGAAATACTAACTACCCCGCTTCCGAAGGAGGCACTGAAGCAGCACCCAAGCAAACGCTTTCTAACAACGATCAACCCGATCTATGTGGTTGAGAGGTTGAACCTTGCGTTTGGAATAGGTGGATGGACCTTTGTAACAAGGGTCATTGAAACAAATGAAAATTTTGTGGTGGTCAAGGGTACGCTTGAGGTAAGCGAACACAACATCAAGCTGGAGAATTATGGCGGCAACGACAACCCAGACAGGGGTGACGCATACAAGGGCGCATCAACCGATGCACTGACCAAGTGCGCGAGTTATCTTGGCATCGGTGCGGAGGTATGGAGGAACGGCAAACCTGCCGAGAAAATAACAACACCGGAAGATGAGAAGAAGATTCGCGCTGACTTTGAAAAGCGAATACAGGGCAAAGGCGTTGATTTTTGGCCAAAGGATGTAAACGCATGGTTAAAGTCAATTAAGATGATTGCGCCAACCCAAACGTACAGAGACCTAAAGCTAAAGCAGATCGAGGAGTTCCTCGCCAACTGGGAAGCGTTCACCAAGCAGGTAAGCAAGCAAACCACCACCAAAACCAAAGGGGAAAAGTCTAATGGCGAATCAACGACACAAGGATAAGGTAATGGTTGGTTGGTATGCTTGGAAATGTGATAAAGCTGATTTAAAAAATAACGCAAAAATGCACAATGTTCCAATGAGTGTGATATATAAGGCGATCACAGCCAACTACCTAAATTTAAATAAATCGCAGCAAGCTAAACTTTTAAACGCAATAGATTGCGGGTAAGGTTGTAAAATGAGTCATCATAAAACAAGACCACCAAGTAGCGGTGGGGCGCAGTTGATTTGCGGCGAGTACAGACCTGACGGTCGCGGTTCTGCGGCTACCGCAAAGGGTACTGTCCAGCATGAGTGGCTTGAGGACACGTTGCGTGGTGTTAAGCCAAGAAAGGAAGTCCCCAAGGACGAGTTGGCCAACGTAAACTGGGCATACGATTATGTGCAGGAAACCTTTGATTTGTTTAAGTTAAAATTAGAAACCAAGGTCACAATACTTGATGACGATTTTAACGAGATAAGTTTTGGAACCCGTGACTTGTGGGACGGCAAAAACCTGGGGGACTTTAAGAGCGGGGAACAACACAACTACAAACCGCAGATGGCATACTACGTTTTGGGTACATGCCAGCAGGAGGGGTTGGACTCGGTAATGGTCCATGAAATATACACGAAGTATTTCTGGGTTAAATCTTATGAAATGACTCGCAGGGAGGCACAGGCAATTGTTGATGAGATCACCGATAACATTAACAAGCGCAAGCTTCATCAAAGTGAGTATTGTGCGTGGTGCAAGAAGCGGGTGACATGTCCTGTGTTCACAAGTGCCGTTGAAAAGGTCGCGGCAGAGATAACGCCAAGCAGCACCTTGGCGCTTGAAAACCTCACCACACCGGATGCGCTAAACAAGGCAATGGTGTTTGCGAAAAGGGTCAGAAGGTGGTGTGACGCAGTCGAGGCGATGACCAAGGACCATTTAAAGGAGGGTGGTGAACTGGACAACTTCAAGTTTACTTCACGCAAGGGAAGCACGTTTATAGATGACCTCCCCAAAGCGATGGAGTTGACCGGACTAACCACCGAGGAATTTTTGGAGGCATGTTCAGTGAGCAACACCTCACTGGTCAGTGCTTACGCAGCAAAGAACAATCTTAAACCGGCAGATGCAAAGCGGGAGCTTTCTAGGAAACTGCTGGATGTGACGAAACAACGAAGTAACACTAACATACTAAAAGAATGCCAAGCATAGTATTCTCAGAAGAACCGGCAAAGAAGTCGGCAAAGGAGCGCACTCATCTTAAAGAGGGTGAGTATCAGTTGCGGGTCAAGGACTACGAGTTCAGAACCAGCAAGAACGGAAACGAAATGATTCGTTTGCAATTGGAGGAGGTTAATTCCCAAAACTACATTTGGGACTACCTCGTGTTTACGCCAAAAGCCCAGTTTAAGATTAAGCAGTTCCTACCTGCGCTGGGTAAGGAGGTGGGTGCAAAGGTGGACATGGATGAATCATTTATGAATGGAATCATCGGTGAGCATCTTTGGGCAGAGTTGGTAACAGACACCTATGAAGGTAAGACAAGCAACAAGGTCAATGCTTACCTTTCCGGTAAAGAGCGGTTGCCCAAACAGGTAATTGATGACGAGGATGTACCCTCATGGAACGTGGATTAGACATCCAGAAGTTCGCTGAAGAACTCGACCTCCAGACAGACATGGGGGTCGAGTTTCTTCGCCTCGCCCTTGAGAACGTAAAGTTGTTTGACAGCAAGCAGCAGGATTACGGCAGTGACAATATAACGCTTAACGGTGAGTTGGGCATAATGGTGAGATGCACTGACAAGGTCAGCAGAATGCGAAACATGCTTTTCAAGAAATTGAAGGGCGATACAAAGGTTAACCATGAATCCCTTGAGGACACATATCGTGATCTGGCCAACTACGGCATCATTGGTACGATGTTGCACAAGGGAACATGGAAATAAACGAAAAGACCCAGCAGGTGATGTTTTACAAGGACTTGGAGTCCTTGATTCAACGATACTACGATGAATTTGATATGTCTTATGAGAGCATACTGGGCGTTCTTGTAAGACGTATCGTTGTAACAGTTTTAGACGATGTGGCGAGTGAACTGGAAGAGGAGATTGGCGAAGACGGAGATGAGTTTACCGAAGACGACGATTGAGTACCTTGACTGCGGGGCAACAGAGGGTAACAGAAATCACAGTCTGTTTTCTGCGGCATGTCAGTTTAGGGACAGTGGATACCCAGAGCAGGATACCGGAGATTTGATTGAACGGGCGTTGCAGGACGGGTTAACGGAACAGGAAGCAATAACAACAATAAAATCGGCATACGCGAAGACACCCAGACAGAAGGCAGTGAACGCGATTGCCAAGGTGGAGACAAGGATTACGGTGGTGCGACCATCAAAGAAATTACCGGACGGATTACCGGATGCGATAACAACGATATTTAAGAAATGCTTTAGGGAGGGCGAAGGCGTTCGCATCGCCCTTCCTTTAGAGACAGGTATATCAAGAGGTGCTTGTAAACCTGTCGATGATTGGCTCGACATGTACGAGCGAGACGGTGTGTCAATGTTTGGTAGCAAGGGCGCTTACGTCTGCGTGAACCCTTTACTCATTGGGGGGATTGCGGATAAGGACGTAATCGACTACCGACATTGCCTCGTTGAGTTCGATGACGGGTCGTTGGAGGAACAGTATGCAGTGCTAAATGAGAGTGGACTGCCCTTGTCCGCTCTTATTTACTCTGGAGGTAAATCACTGCACGGATGGGTCAAGATTGGCGCAAATAATCGCAACGATTTTGATGAGCGTGTGCGGCAGGTTTACAAATCAATGGAGACCTACCGCATAGACGGTAAGAACAAGAACCCTAGCCGACTCAGTAGATTACCTGGGGTGAGAAGGGGAGGAAGCAAGCAGGAGTTACTGGGTGTTGATTTGGGTGTGGAGAATTTTGAGGAGTGGTCTTCCAGAGAGAAGGCAAAAAGATTTGGGAGTGTCTTGCGGTTTACTCCCAATATGAAACCAAAGAATAACGACGACAGCAACTTGGTTGGTAGACGTTGGTTGTGTCGTGGTTATTTGTCCCTGTTCACTGGCGCTTCCCACATAGGTAAGTCTGTACTCGCTCAACAGATGGCAACCTGTTGGTCGGTGGGCAGGGACTTCTTTGGTCTCAAACCCGTCAAGCCACTGAAGGTCGTAATGGTCAACGGTGAGAATGACGAGGAGCAGATAATGGAGAACTTCAATGGCATTGCGGAGTACCTCAAGTTAACCGAGGACGACTACGCAAAGCTTGGTGAGAACTTCATTACAATAAGTAACTACGACAAGGTTGGCAGGGAGTTCCTAAATGTGGCAGAGGAAATACTTGCTGACATTAAGCCAGATATACTAATAATCGACCCGCTCTTGCATTATATCAATGCGAACATCAACGACCAAAAGGTTGTAGGTTCATTCCTGCGGCACGGTCTTGGTGAACTTGCAAAGAACCACAACTGCGCGATTATGGTCAGTCACCACAACGGCAAGCCAAGCATGGACTCACATGCCAGAGACCACTGGTCTCACACGGACATGAGCTACCTTGCTTCCGGTACAAGTGAGTTGGTGAACTATCCACGCACGGTCAGTGTCTTGACTCGCAAGGGTAAAACAGACGAGTTCCAGTTGGTCTTTTCTAAAAGAGGAAATAACACCGGCATAGGTGAATCCTTGACCCTCAAGCACGGGGAGGATGGGATTTACTGGGACGAGGTTGTCGAAGTACCAGCAGACACCGCACCCGTATCTTCCAGCGATACCTGACGACAGAATCGAGAGTCTCGCGAAGGAGCGGGGCATCGACTTTGTTGTTGAACTCATAGAGAAGAGGGAGAACGCAATTAAGCTTGGGGAGATTGACCCCCTGCGTTGCGGCTTTGAACTCGACTGTTGGAAAGACGCTCGTCGCCTCCTTGTGGATGCTGACGAGCTTTTAATTTTAGGGGGCAACCGTTCCGGTAAAACCGAGTTTGCTTGCAAGCTTGCCGTAGAGACACTTTGCAACATTGAGAACGCAGTTGTCTGGTGCTTCCACTCCTCGCTTGCGACCTCCATTGAGCTTCAGCAACCCATCATAAGAAAATACCTGCCGCCAGAGTGGAGGGACATTGGCAAGAAGGGTAGCAGGGTAAACGTCAACTGGACCGACAAGGGAGGGTTTACCGAGCAGTGCTTTGTGCTGCCAAACGGTTCACGTTGCAGGTTCCTTAACTACACACAAAACATCACCGTACTGGAGGGTGGTGAGTGTGACATGATTCTTTGTGATGAGCTTGTCCCAATAGATTGGATTGAGACGTTGCGCTTTCGCATCGTCACCAGATCGGGAAAGCTAATCATCAGCTTCACTCCGGTCAGGGGGTACAGTCCAACGGTCAAGGATTACGTTGCGGGTGCAAAGATACTTGAGGACAGACCCGCTGACCTGTTGAACCCAGATGCAGTGCATGTGAACGGGTGTCGCAAGGGACACATGCCGTACATACTTCAACCGTTCCGCAAGAGTGCCAAGGTCATCTGTTTCCATTCACACTACAATCCGTTTGGTGGCTACAAGCAGATCGTCAAGATGTTGCAGGGCAAACCGTCCACCGACATCAAGATACGCGCATACGGTTGGGCAGAGAAACTGGAGGGGAACGTGTTTAACAAGTTTGACGACAGGGTGCATGTGGTCAGGGACGATGTGATTCCTGACAAGGGAACACGCTACGTCAGTTGCGACCCTGCGGGTAACAAAAACTGGTTTATCAAATGGTACATACTGGATGATCTGGGACGGGTGTTTTTATACAGGGAGTTTCCCGATAGAAAGAACTACGGGGAGTGGGCATTGCCGTCCGAAAAGGCAGACGGAAAAGCGGGACCGGCACAAACCTTGGACATGGGTAAGTCAATTGTGGCTTACAAGAAAATCATCCTTGAAGCAGAAGGGTGGACCTACGACGAGGA